CTCGCGATTGCTGATATGGCGGGTGGAGATTGGCCGGTTCGCGCACGACGAGCGGCCGTGGCCCTGATGGGGCTGGAGGCCCGCATCGCGCAGGAGACCGACCAGCACATCCACTTGGAACTGCTCGCCGACATCAGGACTGTCTTCGCCGAACACGGGAACCCGACCACGCTGAAGACCACGGAGATCATCGACGGACTGGTAGCCATGGAGGACCGCCCGTGGCTCACCTTCACCAAGGGCGACAAGATCACTCCGCATCGGCTGGCGAAGATCCTGAAGACGTTCGGTGTTGAACGACCACGGAAAGAACGGGTCGGTGAAAGCACCTTCCGTGGGTACCGATTCGACGCCTTTGCTGACGCCTTTGCCCGGTATCTGCCCTTAGAAGCGGAACAAGCGGAACAACCCAATAAATCCGGGCCTGAAGTCGCCAAAACGAAAGCGGAACACGAAGAGTCTGTTCCACTTCCAAAAACCGCAGTTTCACCCGATAAACATTGCTCTGTTCCACTTGTTCCGCTTCAAACCGCTTCCCGGGAGACCGGGGGAGCACAAAACGACGATGACGATGCTGCCTACTTCGGCGCCTGAAACGATCGTGCTCAAGGGCGGGACCGTCATCTCGCTGCCTGCGCTTCGGGTGTTGTGGGATCTAGAGGCCCGAGGCCTCGACATCCGCCTCGGGACCGACGGGCGCATCCTGGTCGGGCCGAATGCGCTCCTCGACGATACGGACCGTGACCTGATTCGCCAGCACAAGGCCGAGCTGATCCGGCTGGTCCGGTATTGCGAGGCCATCCAGTAGTGCCCCTGATGCCGCCCCGAAGGTGCTCGCGCTGCGGTGCGCTCGTGGTTGGCCGCTGTCCGTGTCGCCCGGCCTGGACGCCGTCACAGCCTGTCTCACGCGTGCGTGGTCGCCAGCTGCAACGACTCCGCGCCCAACTCTTCGGCCGCGAACCTGTCTGCCAACAGTGTGGGGTTGGCGCTGCCGTCATACGTGACCACATCGTGAACCTCGCAGCCGGCGGACGTGATGACGAGACCAACGTCCAGGCGCTGTGCCGTACCTGCTCCGACCTCAAGACGCAAGCGGAAGCGGCCCGCGGACGGCTGCATCGAGGCCAACCATGACCGGGGCGGCTCGACGATCTAAAACCGGACAGCCCGGAAACCGCCTCGGAGGCATTTGTTTGGAGCCGCAGGTTTTCTGATGCGCAGACGAGGACCACGGCCGCTACCGGTCGAGGAGAAGCGGCGACGAGGCACGTTGGAACCTGCACGTGAGCGCAAGCGGTCCGGCGGCATACCTCAGCATGGCTCAGGCGTAGATCGTGGCTCCTACGCCATCCTGGCGCCTCGGAACTTCGTCCAGATCGCCGACACCTACGCACACGACGCCATCCACGGCCGGAGCACGGTCTGCAGCTGGGTGCGCAAGGCGGCGCAGCGGTTCGACGCCATGCGTCGGCGGGCGGACGATCTCGACAGCCCGTTCACCTTCTCGGCCGAGCACGCGAACGACGTCTGCCAGTTCGTGGAGCGGCTGCCGCACGTCGAGGGGCGCTGGGGCTCGGAGACGATCACGCTGCAGCCCTGGCAGGTGTTCATCCTGGTGGCCTGCTACGGGTTCCGGCGCAAGGTGGACGGGCGCCGGCTGGTCACGACGGTGTTCTTTCAGGTCGCGAGGAAGTCCGCGAAGTCCACGTTAGTCGCGGCCGTCGCCCTGTATCACCTGGTAGTCGAGCAGGAACCGGGAGCACAGGTCGTCTGCGGCGCCAGCACCGGGCAGCAGGCGCGGATCGTGTTCGGGATCATGCAGCGCATGGTTCGGCGCTCTCTATGGCTGCGGGAGCAGGGGGTAGCGGTCTTCGCCAACAGCCTCACGTTCGACGAGACGGGCGGCTACGCCAAACCGATCAACAGCAAGTCGAGCACGCAGGACGGGTTGAATCCCAGCTTCATCAGCCTGGACGAATCCCATGCGCAGACGTTCGAGCTGCGCGACGTGTTGGTGTCCGCGATGGGCGCCCGCGTGGACGGCATGATCTGGTGCCCGACGACGGCCGGGTATGACCTGACATCCGTCGGCTACGCCCTGCGGTCCACGGCCATGAAGATCCTGGACGGCGTCATCACGTCGGACCACACCTTCGTGGTGCTCTACGAGCTCGACGAGGCCGACGACTGGCGCGACGAGTCGGTCTGGGGCAAGGCGGCCCCGATGATCGGCATCACGCCGACGCTCGACTACGTCAGGCGCTACTGTGCCGACGCCCAGGCGACCCCCGGCATGCAGGGGGAGTACGAGACGAAGATCTGCAACCGCTGGCTGCATTCCGCGAAGGGCTGGCTCTCGATGCCGGCGTGGGATGCGTGCGCCGACCCGACCGTGACGCTCGACGACTTCGCCCGCGAGCGCGGCTGGCTCGGTGTGGACCTGGCTGAGCGCGACGACATCGCGGCCGTGGCGCTGGTGTTCCGCCGCCACGATCTGGTCTACGCGTTCGTCCGAGGCTATCTCCCCGAGCAGGTGGTGGGGGAGCGCTCGCGGGCCATTCCCGAGTATCGCGCCTGGGTGCAGTCCGGCGAGCTCGTGACGACTCCCGGCAACATGACCGACTACGGCACCATCGAGGCCGACATCCGGACGTTCTGCACTCAGTTCGACGTGGCCGAGATCGTCATCGAGCGGTATGGCGCGTTGAATCTCGCCAGCAATCTGACGACGGATGGATTGCCCGCCCGGATCGAGAGCAAGAACGCGAAGGTGTTCACGGCCCCGGCGAAGGAGTTGGAAGCCCGGATCCGGGCGCGGCAGTTCCGGCATACCGGCTCGAGTTTCTTGAAGTGGCAGGCGTCGAACGTCTGCGTGGAACGTCGGCGCGATGGGTCCCTGCTGCCGACGAAGGAATCCGCGGAGAGCCCGAACAAGATCGACGGCATTGATGCGGTGCTGCTCGCCTTGAGCGCACTGCTGGCGCAACCCGAACCAGCGAAATCTATCTATGACGTTCCGCCGGAACAGTTCGATGTGAATAGCGTGTTTCTATAGCTTGGGACTTTCAGGGAGGACACATTGTCGAGTTACGAAAAGATTATCGTGCGTGATGGTTCAGCCGATTCCCGCTCATGGCGGCAGCGGCTCGTCGACGGCTGGAGGTCGTTCACGCTCGGGCCGTACAACACAAAAGATCCGGTGCTGGCGAAAATGTTCGGCGGCACTCAGGTGAGTTCCGGGGTGGCCGTCAACGAGATGACCGCGCTGGGCGTGTCGGCGTTTTTCTGCGGGATCACGACCATCAGCCAGGACATCGCCTCGCTGCCGCTGTTCTTGTTCAAGCGGTCGCCGCGGCAGCGGTTCACGGCGCATCCGCTGCATCGGATTCTGCATGACCAGCCGAACCCCGAGACGACGAGCTTCCAGCTGCGGCAAGCCTTGATGCTCAACGTCCTGGTTGGGGGCAACGCGTTTGCGGAAATCGAGAGAGACAATGCCGGCCGGCCACTCCATCTGTGGCACATCAGCCCTGACCGGGTTACCTACATCCGCGAGGGGGGACGCGCCGCGTATCGGGTGCGGCAATCGGGGGGCGCGGATGTCGTGCTCGACTACCGCGACATGATTCACCTGCGGGGCCCGAGTCCAGATGGCCTGCTCGGCTTCGATGTCATCCGCCTAGCCAAAGAAGCGCTGGGCCTGTCCATCGCCAGCGAACGATTCGGCGCGGCCTTCTTCGGCAACGGGGCGCATGCCGGCGGCCTGTTGTCGCTCCCGGTGGGGGCGTCCTTGACCCCGCAAGCCCGTGAGAATCTGCGGCAGGCCATCGAGAATCGGCATGTGGGACCAGACAAGGCGCATCGGCTGATGCTCCTCGAACAGGGCGCCAGCTACACCGCGACGACGACGAGCCCGAAGGATAGCCAGTTCCAGGAACTGCGTGTACACCAGGTCCGGGAGATTGCGCGCTTCCTGCGGATTCCGGTGTCGCTCTTGAACGACCTGGAACGCAGCACGTGGAGCAACTTCGAGCAGCAGCAGCTCCAGTACTACACGCAATGCATCCGGCCCTGGCTGCGCAACATCGAGGAGGAGTTCGACACGAAGCTGGTCTCGCCGCTGGAGCGTTCACAGCAGCACGTGGAACACGTGGTCGAGGGCTTTCTGCGG